AGGTGATCACTTATGGCCCTATCATTGAGGTACGAGATGCTAGACGTAACTAATCTACGAGGCTACGGAGATGTGGCTCGTCTAAAGCACGACGCTTTAGTTGTGCGAGACATCTTCGCAAGACAAGGCATCGCTTTCCTTATCGACTCCCTTGCTGAATGTATCGGTACGTCTGCAAACGCTATGAAGTTATCAGCACAAGAGCGTGAGCGTGTGCGTGAGCATACGATGCTCGACTTTGAGAATGCGATAACAGAGCGGTTATGAGCGAGACTAAAGAGATTCTAGACGAGTTGGCCCGTCTTGCAGATCGATTACAATACTATGAAGAGCCAGTCACTCTCGATGATCTGAATGAATTGCGAGAGGCGATTGCGCACCTTGAAAGTGATCATTCCGATTGCTTCAGTGCTGATGATATTGACTTTCGCGAAGCGGAATTGCGGGACGAGATAAGCGAGTTACGCGCGCGTATTCGAGAACTCGAAGGTTCTGCACGCTTTGATGGCCTAACAGCGATCGAGCGACGTTCAATGATATGCCTTGCTCCTCGCGCCACGTGCCATAAATTCTTGGCCCCCGGCCCCTGTACCCTTTTCATTACCCATAATTTATTATTGCAATAATTAATTCGAGGCTCTAGAACCATGGCCACGGGCGCAGGAACCACACGCCCCCGCGCAGGAACCACACGCCCCCAACCAAAGGAGTGAATAGTTATGCCTACGACTCGCTGCCCTAAAACCGGGCGCTTCATCCCTGGGGCTGCGGCCAGGGCCCCCGAGCCTCGACGCCTGGATTCGAGCACTGCGTTATGGCTCGACCGGCACGGCCTGACCTTCCTCTGCGTCGTCATCGTTGGCATATCCTGGGCGTGGCTACTCGCCGGTAAGCCTTGAGTCCGGGCATTGGTAGCCTTGAGTCCGGGCATCGGTAGCCCGCCCCAGGTGAGACCTGTCCGGGCATCTGAGCGTGGCTTAAGGGCTGCTCGAGCAGGGGCTGCTTGCCTTGGCTCATGCGCCTTGAGTGAGGCGGCAAGGGCTGCTTGGCCAGGGGCCAGGGGCCTTGCATCGAAGGGGGGTATAGGGGGTCGGTGTGTGAGGGCGATTGCTATGTCCACCCCCTCGGACACTCCGGGGTCCCCCGCGCCCCGCACCACAGAAAGTTCAATATTGGACCTGTCAGGACCTTAAAATCTTTGAAATCCCCCTGGGGCCACGCGATTCTGTTGACTCGGGATACTACTCCTTGTTGGGTGCAGTTGGGCGCGGGTCCCGGGAGCCTGAGATCGTTTCGGTCAAAAAGGCGAGGATCGGGGCCCGCCCCTGCTCATAAAGTCTAGGAATTTACACAACGGCTTCTCTCCCGATTCACCGCAAGCTACCCTGTCATCGATGCTGACACCTGCCGTGATCGACGCAGCCGACCCCAGGTCGCTTGCTGAAATTTTACCCGTGGAGCTTGCTGAGAAAGTCAGAGAGCTTCCCGCAGTCCTCCTGGAGCACGACGAGGTCACCCTCTCTACACTCGTGAATCCAAGTGATCAGCAAAAGCGACTTAAGATCCAGTTTTGGGATGAGTACGAATTAGCCAATCGTGAGAATCGACACCTGATCCTTTCAAATATCGTCTTTGGTGTTTGTACCAAAGAGTACTTCTCACGCTTCCTGGAGCGCGCGGTGAACGTGGCCTGGCTCGTCACACCTCGCCCTTCGTACAAGATACGGATCGCTGAACTAATTGAAAAAGGTTTAGATCAAGTGGAAAAGATCTTTCTGCTTGAGCCAAATAAAGATGGGACAAATGCCGTTTCAATCGGGCAACTAAAGCTATCTGCTTTACGAATGCTCGATATGCGTAAGCACGGAGGCTATACGCAGAGAATCGAGCAGAAATCCCTGGTGAAGGAAATCAAAGACGACCCGAAGACGCAGGCGGGCTCACCAACGGAGTCCTCGGTTGAGGAACTCGAAGCTGAAGTCGCAGAACTTGAGCGTCGCATTCGCCTCGGGAAAAATCAGAACGGGGCATTGCTCGACGTGACCCCGGTCCCCGTCTTAGACGTCAATCCAAGGATGGATGATGGATCAAAAGCACCTACTTCTTCAGAAGTATGAACGGCTTGCCGAGATCGAGCGCCTACAAAAGGGATTACCACATCTCCATGGATGGAAGTGGTATCCCTGGGCTCGGTCGTATTTCGAATCATCAAATAAGATGTGTTTGCTTGTAGCCGCAAACCAGATATCCAAAAGCTCAACCAATATACGAAAATGTATACACTGGGCGACCGAAACGGATCTTTGGCCTTCCCTCTGGAGCACGGTGCCCAGGCAGTTTTGGTATCTGTACCCGTCTAAGGGTGTCGCGACTGTTGAGTGGAAGACGAAGTGGCTGCCTGAGTTCATGCCACGCGCTGAGTTTAAGGATGACCCCAAGTACGGATGGAAAGAGACCTGGGCCCAGGGCAAAATCGAATCAATTGAGTTCTTCTCTGGAGTGATCGTCTTTTTTAAGTCGTATGAGCAAGACGTCCATCAGCTTCAAACGGGAACCGTGGCCGCGATCTTCTGCGATGAAGAGCTGCCGGTTGATCTATATGACGAGCTTAAATCGCGACTGACTGCAACCGATGGCTACTTCCACATGGTGTTCACGGCAACGCGTGGACAGGAGTTTTGGAAAAACGCCATGGAGGACGTCGGTAAAGAAACAGAGAGGTTCCCCGATGCTTGGAAACGCTGCGTATCTCTTTATGATTGTCTCCAGTATGACGATGGTAGCGATTCTCCTTGGACATTGGATCGCATCGAGCGACGCAAAGCCGATTGCAAAAACGAAAAAGAAGTCCTCAAGCGGGTCATGGGAAGATTCGTCAAGGACGATGATCTTAAATATGAATCATTTAGTCGTACAAGCAACGTCAAAAAGCCCAATCCTCGCGCTGTGCCAAAAGACTGGCACATTTACTCAGGTGTTGACATTGGTTCCGGTGGACAAAGCGGCCACCCAAGCGCGATTTGCTTTGTTGCGGTCCGGCCTGACTACAAAAAAGCTCGTGTGTTCCGGGTGTGGCGAGGAGATGGGATTAAAACAACCTCTGGAGACGTGGTTCTTCACTACCAAGTGATGAAGTCTGATCTCCCGCATATCGTGGCTCAGCACTACGACCATGGGGCAAAAGATTTTCAGACGATCGCTGAGCGCAATGGCGAGACTTTCTTTCCAGCCGAGAAGAGTCATGAGATAGGCGAAGACACGCTCAACACTCTCTTCGCGCACCAGATGCTCGATCTTGATGAAGACACGCCTGAGATCGAGAAGCTTATCTATGAGCTGTCATCGATCTCAAAGACCGAGAACAAGCGACACGCCAAAGATGATTTAGTCGATGCGCTCAGGTATTGCGTGACCAAGATCCCGTTTGACTGGGCGGGTATCAAGCCTGCTGTCCCACCTCCGCCGAAGAAGCAGAAAACTGAAATAGACCTTCGTCGCGAATTTGTTGTCGGTGACGGCTTCCTTAAATCTCAGGAAGAAGTGGAAAGGGAATTTGAAGAGTGGAACAATTATTTGGAGTCGTGAATATCGCCGAGATCATCAAGACGGCGAGCGGCGCGGGCGTTAAGTCCTTGAGGATAACTAAAAGCAGCTTAGAAGTCGATTCCTGTACACAGAATGAATACAAGCCGCTTGAGGAGCCCGTAAATCCCCCCCTGGAGGTGCCGAGCGTATCTCAAAACCTTACGCCAGAGCAGGAGAAGGCTCTCAAAGAGGTGCAAGACGCGTTCGAGCTTGAGCAAATAAAACTTATGGACCCTCTTCAGTATGAAGAGTTGCTTGCCGACGGCAAGATAGAGGATGTTCAGGATGAACAAGACGATTACGGACTTAAACAGTCTCTATAACGATTCCGAAGAAGTCGACAAGTCAGTTTACGCCGAGATGCGCACCAACGTACTTCTCGTCGCAGGCGATCATTACGCTAAGAAATCAGTCGACTTTACCACGAGGAACCGTGAATCGGGTCGCGAGGAGCCGAACAAGATTCGGCTTACGCAAAACCACATCCAACGTCTTTCTAAGATCTACGTCAATGCCATTACGTCGCTTGCCCCAGGGGTAACGATGGAGCCGGCGAATAAAAAAGAGCTGCAAGACCAGAAAGCAGCCGATTTACATAAATCCGTGTGGGAGAACATCAAAAAGAACCACAAGATACGTGGCAAGATCTTCGATTGGGCATCGGACTACGTCAATATTGGCGAAGTTGCGGTCAAGATATTCTGGGATTGGCAAAAAGGCACGTTTAAAGGCTACGAGCAAAAACAGAAGGTAAACGAGGAAACTGGAGAGCTTGAAATCGATCCCATGACTGGACAACCAGTCATGGAAGAGGACAAAACAAAGCCGGTTTGGTCAGGCGACCTTGTTTTCGAGCGTGTTTTTGGGTTTAACTTGTTCCGCCCTAAGATCTCACAAGCCATGGAGGATAGCGACTGGATCGGTATCCGCAAAATGGCTTCCATTAAGGATCTCCAGGCTATTTTTGCCGAAGACGAGAAGAAACTAGAGTTCATCAAGGCCGATGGGCAGATGACTTACCTGGTTTTTGATGCTCACCGTGGGAACTACGAGACTTCTAAAGACCAGATCATGCTACGCGAGTTCTACTTCCGTCCGTGCGCGAATTACCCTAATGGGTACTTCTATATCACGACTCAGAGTGGGATCTTGTGGGAAGGCGAGCTTCCGTTCGGGATTTTCCCCATCGCCTGGTGCGGGTTTGAGCAGCTGCCCACAACTCCGCGTGCGCAGTCGCCTATCCGCGTGTGGAAGCCTTTCCAAGTTGAGATCAATCGTGTCGTATCTAAGATGGCCGAGCATCAGATCACCCTTGGTGATGACAAGATCGTGGTCTCTAACAACGCGAAGATCTCCTCTGCCGGCACCGTTCCCGGAATGCGTGCTTACTCAGTAAGCGGCACCCAGCCCCCGGTCGTCGTGGCCGGTCGCACGGGCGATCAGTATCTTCCTTACAAGACCGATACGGTCAGAGACATGTATCAAGCCGCTATGGTGGCTGAGATCTTAGAAGAGAAGATTGCAGCACAAGTCGATCCCTACGCGATGCTTCTGCAAAGTGCGCGGTGGAAGGCGAAGTTCTCCATGTACTCGGAGAAATTTGAAGGATTTCTAAAAGAGGTTGCTGAGATCTCGCTTGAACTCACACGCCGATTCGTGCGTGAAGATGAGTTGATCCCGATGATCGGGCGCAGTGAAATGGTGAACGTCGCTGAATTTAAAAACTCCACTCCTCTCAAATATCAGATCACGATTGAACCCCAATCAGATGATTTAGAGACGCGGATGGGTAAGCAACTTACACTTAACCATATCATTCAATTTGCTGGACAAAACCTCGATAAAGAAGATCTAGGAAAGTTGTTTAGGCAGCTACCGTATCTTAATAACGAAGAGTTGATGTCGGATCTGACTCTTAATTACGATATTGCCAACAACACGATCCTCGCACTTGAGCGCGGGGAAATGCCTGAAGTCAACCAAACGGTTGAGGCGACCTACATGCTCAAGCGCTTGGCCAAGCGAATGGGAGAGCCTGATTTCCCATTCCTTCCGCCCCAGGTGCAACAAGCTTATCAGGGGATCAAAGCTCAATACGAGCAAACCCAAGCGCAGCAACAACTGGCCCTCCAGCGCGCGCAGCAAGGCTTTATTCCAACCGATGGTTACCTTGTCACGACTCAAGTGTACGCACCAGATCCGAAGAATCCTGCCGTCACGCGCCCGCTGAAGCTTCCGTATTCATCGATCTTGTGGCTTGCGAAAAATCTCGAAGCCCAGGGAGCTTCACAGCAGATGTTGGAAGGAATGCAAACAGGAGAGCGGGCTGAGCTTGCTCAGGTGGTGACGCAGATGGGAGGCGGTCAACCACCAGCTGGACCCGTGTCCCCGGTCCCCTCTCCTGGAACTGGTGCTCAACCAATGATGTTTACAAATTTCGGGCAACCGAACCCGATTCAACCATAACCGGAGGTTTAAATGGCAGATGAGAACACACAAACAGCGACTATGGAAGGAAGTGGACCGGCTCCAGCGGCTAGTGCGGCTCCTCAACAGGCAGGTGGAGAGACTCCAGCAGCAACCGCAGTGTCGGAACCCACGGATCTGCGAGGCAAACTGGAGAAAATCCACGCTGAGAAAACCGCAACAGCCGTAGTCCCCCCGACCACGCCAGAAACTCCTCCCCCTGGGGAAGTGCCGGTTCCGCCGGCTTATGTACTCAATGCGAAGTACAAGGCAATGGGCGAAGAGCGTGAAATGGAGAAGTGGCTCCAAGAGTTGATCAAAGATGAGGAGACGGAGAAAAAAGTCCGTGATCTCGTCGAGCGGGCCGCAGGTGTTGACCATTATCTGCCACAGTTCAAAAGCCTTAAACAAGAACACTTGAGTCTGACGAAAGGCTTGGATGTCATCAACGGTCACTTGCAAAACAAGGACTACGGAAAGTTTTTTGGTGCGTTCGGGTTGACGGATCTTGATGTCCTCCGTTACGCTCAAGAACGAGTCAAGTATTTAAGTTTGCCCGAAGACCAGCGGGCAGCACTTGATGCGCAGCAAGCGCAAAGGGATGAGTTAGCACGAGTCCAGGCAGAGCAAGCCACTGTGGCTGAGATGATGGCTGACCTTCGTTCGCAAAACCTCGACATGGGTTTGCGAATGGTAATGCAACACCCTCAGGTGACGCCCGTCATAGCGTCTTACCCAGGGGGCGAGCAGGCGTTTTACAGAGATGTAGCGCAAAACGCTTTTGTGTACGAAGTTCAGACGGGTCAAGAGATCTCGCCTGATCAAGCTGTGATGCTTTTCATGCAGCAACGAGGCTTAAGTGCTTCCGCAGGTCAGGTCGCCATGCCGCCTGCACAGGTTCCAGGAGCCCCGGTTCAAGGTCAGGTCGCCACGCCTGCCTCACAGCCGGCCCAGCTTAAGGCTGAACCAGCACCCACACTACCGAAGGTCCCAAGCCAGGGAACTTCGCCAGCCAAGAAAATGGTCAGCAATATGCAGGATCTTTTGAAAGCTCGTGATGCGGCGGTTGCTGCTCAGGGCTAAATAAAAAAGTTTTAGGCCATGGAGGGCCTTAGAAATGGCTACTACTCGCACGTTTAACGACATGCTCAACGATTACCTCACCTATCCTCTGTTGAAAGAGGAGATGAGCAATCGCGTGTACTTGCTCAACAAAATGGACAAAGACGACGGCTGGAAAACTGGCCCGCTCCCGGTGCCGTTCAAAGGCGCAGGCGCTTCGTCTGTGAGCTTCGGCTCGCTGACTGCAAGCAACGACATCGCTGAGGACAAGTATGTTCGTGGCGAAGTGCCGGCTGCAAAAGAGGTTTGGGGATCAATGATCTTCAACCAGCGCGATTTGTACGAGCATGACTCCAAGAAAATGGAGATCTCCTTCCTTCAGCTCTTGCCGGATGCGATCGGCGATTTCATGGATTACATGAAGTACGCTGTGACCTGCAACCTGACCAATGGTGCAGCTATCGCAACGCTCACGGCTGACTCTGACGCCGCTGGCGCAGGTATCCTCAACATCGACCGTCCTGACCGCCTGGTGATCGGCCAAAAACTTCAGATCGACGACGGCAACAGCTCGCCTGCGACTGTCTACGTCATTGCGATCGACATGAACGCGAAGACGGCAACGACCTCCAGCACGCGCGGTGGTTCGGCTACGTCGCTCTCTGGCGCGTACACTGTTGCTCAAGGTGCGAAGCTGTACCTCGACAACGGTCAGTCCAACAGCTTCTCCAACCTGAAGTCGATGCTGTTGTCTTCGGCAAACGGTGGCGATGCTGCGCTCTATGGACAAACCAAGACGGCATATCCGTACCTGCAAGCCATCAACATCGACGGCTCGACGATCACGGCAACGAACATCTTGGATAAGATTTTCGATGCGTTCGTGACTGTCCGCACGTTCGGTAAAGGTAACCCCACTGAAGCGATGATGAGCTATAAGCACTGGGGCTCGATCCTGAAGCTTCTTGAGCTGCAAACTGGCTCTTATCGCCAGAAAGAAGGCTCCAGCAAAGCTTCCATCTACGGATGGGATCAAGTGGTGCTCACGGGCATCAAAGGGACTCTCACGTTCACGGCAGTTCAGGAAATGGACGATGACTTCATCGCCATCATCGACTGGCGTGCGTTTAAGTTCCACTCCAACGGCTTCTTCCGCAAGCGGACGTCTCCGTCTGGCAACCAGTATTTCGAAGTCCGTAACACCGCGGGCTATCAGTACATCGTCGACATTTGCTTGTTCGGCGAGATGGTTTGCTCGCGGCCCAGCTACTGCGGCATCATCCACTCTATCAGCTACTAACCCACCTTTCTCCCCCTGGAGCTTGCCGCCCCAGGGGGAGCGTCCTTTTTGAGGAGGTAGCATGGTAAAGACTCGGGATAATGAAGCCGTCACACTGATCTCTGGGAACCAAACCGTAACTGGAACTTGGGCAAACCTAGGTGATTTAGTCGATGCACGTGATCTGAAGAAACTAGCTTTGTGGCTGAAATTCACAGTCAATGATGCGCAGAATGTTCGAGTGAGGGCCGTTTGCAAACGAACGGAAGGTGACTCGGAGGCATTCGTGCAGATGACGCAGACAGTGGGAACAACGGAAGTAAAACTTGACGCTTTACCTCTTGAGTTCAACGCCGACGCCAACACGTCAGCAGTCATGCCTTTTGAGGTGGATGACTTGTTTCCGTTTGTGCAATTTCAAGTCCAGGCTGGAACCGCAGGATCGACTGGCGCTTCGGTGACGATCGCTCAGGTGACAGGCCAGAGGCAGAATCCAGCGAAATAATCTGGACTCCACTTTTACGAAAATATCAGCAACGCTAAAGGTGCTTACAAGAGCACCTTTTTAGTTTAGGGCTGGCGCGAAAAACATCGTCAAAAAACCGTCCGGGATGACGTGGGCCAGCGATTGCCATGGAGGGCAAAAGAATGTCTGCAAACGTATCCGCACGTGCAAAATACCTCTTGAATAAAATGAACTCGGTCGCAGCTGACGCTCAGCTTGGTACGATGCTTGAGGCAATCGATACAGCTGCCGGCGGCGCTGTTGCTGCGCTCGATGATGGGCATATTTTCGTTGGCGACTCCAATGACGAAGCACAAATGGTGCAGATGTCTGGCGACGTCACCCTGGATAACGCAGGTGTTGCGACCATCGGAGCAAGTAAGATCCTGAAAGCCATGCTGGCAACGGGAATCCTGCCATCACACGTCGCTAAATTCGCAGGCACCTTCACCACAGCAGGTGGCGACGCAAGTGAATCGATCCCAGTTGTTGGAGCAGTTGGAACTGACATCGTCATGGTGAGCGTGAAAACAGCGGGCGGAACACCTCGCTCGATTGTTGCAGCGGCAGCTGGCACTGACGCGATTGCCGTCACAATGTCTGGCGATCCGTCGACCGACCACGTCCTCCAGTACGTTGTGTTACGCGCAACCACGTAAACCGGAGGAGGGGTAAATGACCCCGCAAATACCAGATCCGTTTTACGTCGAGATATTGAAGGGCATCACGGCGGTGGAAACGGAATTGAAGGGGATAAAGCACCGGCTTGACTCGCTTGCAACAAAGCACGAAGTCGAAGCTCTACAGCGGGAAGTCATACTTCACCGCTGGGTCATCGGCGGCTTTTTCTCCTCCCTGGTGCTCGTCATCGGATGGGTCCTCACGCGAGGACCTGGCCCTCTATAAAAGAGGTTTAGATGTCAACGCCAACGACTAAAACTGAGCTGCTTAAGACGCAGCAAAACGAACTGATCAAAAGCTACACTGAGCTTGATGGTCAGGACCGGATCTCCGCTATCTACACAGCCAGCACTGATGCTACGAACGGTCAAGCCTGCACCAAGGTGGAATACGAATACGCGAGTCCTACGTCGACGATCATCATTAAGATGAAAGAAAGCTATTCGACCTGGGACTCGAGCTGGGATATCTGAGATGAAGGCACAACATCACAGATTTGCCATTTGGAACGCGGTCCAACACCCCTACAAGCACACGCTTGGCGACTTCACGTACGCAAACCCAGCCCTACCTGGGGTTACGAACGTAGAAAGCGCGCTTAACTATATCCTTGCGGTTTTGTACCCGCAGACGAAGGCCGCTGTTGCTACCGTTGGGGATCTTCCATCAAGCGGAAACTCGCTAAATGATTTTCGTGTTGTTCAAGACGATGGCGACGGCAATGCCGCAGGCTACCGCTGGGAGCAACGCGAAGGCGAGGTTTCGGCGAGCTGGCATAAGATCTACGACATGGATTGGGGTATTGACTCCATCCTTCAGCAGTTCCACACCCAAAGCCAAGCGCTTTATGTCTTTAAACAAGGCAACGATGACCTGGATGAAAACGGCGCTGCCATCACTGGCACGCTCGCTGGCCAACAGATTTTTGGCGGCGCAAGTGCCAATACGAACCTAACCCTCTCAGCCAACTCCGGAGATGGCACTGGCCCCCAAACAGGGTTTGTGCAGTTCACGGATCATGTCCGTCCGACAGATGATGCCTCTTACGATTTAGGTACAGGGTCTGAACAATTCAGAAACCTTTTCTTAAGCACCACTGCCGCGATCGACACGATGAGTATCTCTTCTGGGTCGATCACTGACACGACAGGAGCGATCGACTTCGGTGACGAGGATTTGACCACCACCGGAGTGGTAACTGCTGCGAGTCTCGTAGGCGATACGGCGACGATCGACACCTTGTCGATTGCAACTGGCTCTATCACGGACTCAACCGGATCGATTGACTTCGGGAACGAAAACTTATCGACAACTGGCACTCTAAGCAGCGGTACGCACACGATAGGTACGTTGACTCTTGATGCAGCTTCGATCACGGACTCAAGTGGCGAAATTGACTTCGGCGATGAGGATCTCACGACCACGGGAACGATCACAGGTAACCTTGTCTCCACTGGCTCGATCACCATGGGGAATATCCAGATATCAGATAACCTGATTGAGGCCACGAACACCAACGGCGACGTTGGTATCGCGGCTGATGGAACTGGAGTGATCGATCTTCAGAGCCCCGTCACCGGAGCTGATGCGGATTTCACGGGTGACGTAACTGTCACGGGCACGTTCACAGCGGACAACGTGCTCATCGATACGGGCAGTATCACGACGACCACAGGTAACCTTGAGCTACTTGCAAACGGCTCAAGTAAAATTGTTTTCTACAACGCCGTGATCCCCGCCACCGACGCAGCCCTCCCCCTGGGGGATGCGACTCATCGGTTCACGTCGCTGTTTTTATCCTCAGGCCTTAATAACGGCACGAACGCAATAACGATGGGAGAAGTACTCTCGCTGCGTAACGTGCTTTTCCGCGATGCCGCGCGCACGCAAGCTGTGCAATCTGGCGACTCACTTTTCTACGACGCGGTTTCTGGCACCTGGCTTGCGAGCGCACCTGACACTGAGATCACGCACTCAAACCTTGATGGTCTCACGACAGGAGATGCTGGGCACACGCAGTTTGCCGTTCTTGCAGGCCGCTCAGGAGGCCAGACTCTCCAGGGGGGGACGGGGTCAGGACAGAGCCTTACACTTGAATCAACGTCCAATGCCAGCAAAGGTACGGTTATCACGAAAGATAACTTCGTACCCAATGCGACCGCCGCTTACTCAGGCGGATGGACCGGAACGGATCTTGGTTCAAGCTCTAAGAAGTGGAATGACATTTACACTTCAGGTGAAATGAAGGGCTTGCGTCTTGAGAACTTGTCGTCGGCACCAAGCTTCAGCGGTCAAAACGTGGGCCGACTCATCTTCAACACCACGGATAAATTGGTCTATGTCGATACGGGCTCTGAAGTTGTGCCGGTCGGCAACGTGACCGGAAACGGGGGATCTCAAGTGACAGGCACAGCAACAACATCAGCGGCCAACCTGACTGCTCCAGCTGGAGCAATAGGTTTTATCCTGCAATCGTCGTCAGACAACACCACCAACATGCGGTGGCGCATCGGAGGCACGGCATCGGCATCAAACGGCAACCGGCTCGAGCCAGGCCGCGACACAGGCTACATCCCTGGAGCTGCGACCATCTCGATCATCACGGAGTCCAGCACAGCCGAGTACCAGATCCAGTGGATCACGAGGTCATAAAAATGAGAAAGATTTATACATTGCTGCTTTTTGTGCAGCTATTCACTATGTCAGCCTACGGCGCATTTCCGCCGCTTTCCACCAAGCTTGATGATGGCACGGTCGTAAACCCTGCCAGTATATCGATCACAGTGCCCGTTGGGAAAGCGATCAAAAACGGCGCTGGAGTTGCTTTTGACCTGAACACTGAGGGCAAGAACTACATCGCAAACAACCAGGCGATTGTTGATACCACCGGGTGGGCCACGTATGCTGACGCAAGCTCAGCGACACCTGTCGACGGTACTGGCGGAAGCCCGAACGTGTCGTTTAACCGAAATACCTCGACACCTCTTACGGGCGCTGCGGATTTTTGGTTGAATAAAGGTAGCTCCAACGTCCGAGGACATGGGGTTAGTTACGATTTCACCATTGATCTTGCTGAGTATGGAACCCCCAGGCCGCAGACCATTTCGTTTAACTACCGCACGACTGGCACGTTTAACTATAACGCCGGAACCTCTTCAAGCCCGTCCGATGTCGTGGTCTACATCTACGATAAAGATGGTGGGGTCCTCATTCAACCTGACGTGTTTACCCTGGATGGATCTGGGCGGTATGTCGGACAATTCCAGCCGAACGCTGGCAACAACGACTATCGACTGATTCTGCATAACGCCACGACCAACGCAAGCTCTTGGAACATCTACTTCGATAACGTGCGTGTTGGGCCCCGGCCCGTGAGTCGTGGTACGAACGTCACGGCATGGGAAACCTGCACGCCGCTTGTCGGGGGCTGGGTCACGTCTCTTACGGCTACGGGACTTTGCCGCAGAGTCGGCGACTCGATGCAGATGCAGTTCTTGATCACGCTTGCTGCAACTCCTACGGCAGCAACGGTCACTGTTTCTGTGCCGTCTGGCTACACGGTTGACACAGCAAAGCTCGTATCAGCAGCTGTCGCGCAAACAGTGGGCGAGGCAGTGGCCACTGACAACACAGCTTCTCGCAGATACCCCCTGGTGGCAGTGCCGACAACAGGTGGTGCAGTCCGGTTCTCGCACGCTGAAACGACAGGATCAACCAGCTCTTCAGTGGATAATGACTCCCCGTTTGGGTTTCTCTCAGGTGACACCATTGGCGGCCAAGTCACGCTCCCTATCTCAGGCTGGGGAACGTCCGCGAATATGAGCTTCGCTGAAGAGATCAGAACGGTCGCCGCAAACGCAAACCGTAACGGATCAAACCAGACAGGAGTTAACCCGAACAACTCGCTTGTGAAGATCGCGTTCAACTCAGTGGACAACAGCGAATTGATTTATGGCGGTGATACTCACTCAGCGTTCGACACGACAAACAACCGCTTCGTTGCTCCGATTACCGGATGGTATCAGTTCAACTCAGCTGTTTTCGTCAACTCCACAAACGTCTTAAACAATGCCTACCGCCTGGCGGCCTACGTCAACGGCACACTTAGGACTTACGGTCCGACCGTGACTCCAGCGGTGACGACAGCGTTTGTCGCGTCCGTTACAGGGCAATTTAAGCTCAACGCGGGCGAGTACGTCGAGATCTGGCTGGAAGGATCGGGCAACAACTCAGCCAGCACCTTGACTGTCAACGGTGGAAAAACGCTGACGTACTTCAACATCGCTCGTCTTCCAAACCCCGCAGCGCCAATCTCCACGGAAGCGGTTAACGCCAGGGGGGTTAACTCGACGACTAGTATCTCTGGGTCGCTTGCGACGATCGACTGGAGTAACGAGAGCTTTGATTCACACAACGCTCTCTCGACAGGTGTATTCACCTGCCCGGTCACTGGCAAGTATCAGATCAACGTGGCTCTTGCGCTTTCAGGTACGTTTGCCCTGAACACACTGAGTGTCCTTGAGCTTCAGCGCAACTCAAGCGCTGTAGCGAGCAGGTCTCATTACAGCGGCGGTGCTGTGACCAACGAGGATCTATCCTTGTCAGACGTTTACTTCTGCAACGCAGGCGACACGTTCCGCGTGCAAGCCTCAAGCGGAGCGACCTCGCCTGCTGTCGTCAACAGCACGGTCCGGAACTACTTCTCCATCAGCAAGGTAGGGAGTCAATAATGGGTAAGCTCATTGGTACGTTGCTACTTTTTCTCCTCCTAGGCCATGAGGCTCTGGGCGCTGAGACCATTTACCGATACTCGGTTAAGAACCGGAAATCCGGCCTGATCACTCACACCTGGGTGAGCGATGCAACGGGCAAGGATTACTACGAAGAGGGTTTTGGCCGCCGCGAGTTCTCCCTCCCCCTGGAGGACGCAACCCCGGAGCAGGCTAAGGAAGCGCTGCGTGTTGAGGAGGTGGAGGGTAGAAAATTCTACCGAATGCCGGCTGATTACGAGATCATCGTCAAGGACATCACTCCTGAACGGGACTTGCAAGAAGCCCAGCGCCAGGCTGATAATTCTAGACGAGAGAAGCTTAAAAAAGCCGCTGACCTCGACAAGATGACTTTAGTTGAGCTGTCGCAGATTGTGCGTCTCATGCGGGATCAGATGCTACGTGAGGGGCGGCTGGACGACCTTCCGAAAGAAACCTTAATCGATTTACAGAAGATGCACACACGCGCCAAATAAGGAGGATAAGTCGTGGTACAAGACAAAATCAATCAGATGAAATCTGTGTTCGTGGAAGACTTGGCAAAAATGGAGACGGTTCGCGCTGACTTGAGCGCGAAAATCGCGCTTTGTGACGCTGCAATCGCAGACCTCGAGACGGAGAAAAAATCCGAGTACGACCGTGGCTTCAACGACGGTCTTCTCCAGGCTGGGCAAGCCGGTGGATCAGATAAGATCTACTCCGACGCTGAGCTTGAAGCCGAGCTTGCTCCGCTGCGCGAGCAGATCGTCGCGCTCACCAGCCAGGTGACGGCCTTTGAAGCGCAAGTCAAGGACTTAGAGGCAACGATCGTTGAGCTTCAGAGCAAGGTGCCGAGCGTTGATCAGCCGGCGGTTGATCTGGAAGCGGTGAAAAAACAAGCAGCTGATGAAGCCGTTGCGGCCTTTAAAGCTATGCTTAAAGAGAAGATGGATGCGCAACAGGCAAGTGAAACTGCGGGCGAAGTCGCAGTCCGCGCGCTGCTCGACTAAGTTACGCACAGGCCCTGGCACGGATGCCCAGGGCCTTTATACTCTAAGCGTATAAAGTCCACTTTATACGTTTAGCGTATAAAACCCATGGAAGGGTAAAAAATGAAGGTTCATGGAACTCTTGAGCGCGCTCAGCTCGAACCTCGTGGCACAGATCACTCAAGCTCAATCACGGGCGGGATCTGGTTTCTGACAACCAACGGGCAAGTTCGCTACGCCACTGGCTCCACTGTCCGAGTGCTTGTCCACAACTCGATGTTCGATGAGTCGACGATCGAGTACAACTCTGGCAGCATACGGGTTAAGACATCCGGCATACAAACAGCGCACCTGCTAAATGCAGCCGCGACAACGGCGAAGATCGCCGATGGCGCGATCACCAAGGCAAAACTTGCAGCTTTAGGCCAACAGCTCAGCTCCTCGTGTGGGTCGTTTACGTCAACCTCAGCCAGTGCCACCGACGTCACCAACCTGACTGTCACTATCACAACGACAGGTCGTCCTGTTTTTATCGGCGTACAAGCCGATGGCGGCTCGTCAGCAGGGCTCTTTTCCAGTTTCGGCACAGGTACGCAAGCAGCGCCCAACGTGCAAGCGTACATCGTGCGCGGGTCCACCGTCATCGCCGTCCTCCCCCTGGGGGTGACTGACCCCAGTGGCTCGGCAGCAGTCGTGGGTGTGGCAGTACCCTGCTCCTCGATCTGGTGCATTGATGTGCCCTCGGCAGGGACTTACACCTATAAGATTCAAGTTCTTCGCGTCAGCAGCAACACGACAGTGGCGCTGCAAAACGCAAAATTGATCGCATACGAAATGTAAACCCGTCTCATGGAGGAGACTAAAATGGCAGAGAAAAAAGGTATCGATAGCATCATGCAGCTGCTGAGCGCAGTTGAACTTCTGGTGAAAACGGCAAAAACCGTTCTCGCTGACGGCAAAGTGAGCCTGGCGGATCTTCCGGCAGCCATCGCGTTGCTTGAGCAAGTGCAAACGCTTGTGAAAGCCGTCGAAGGCATCAAAGAGATCGTCGACGAAGGCAAGGATCTCGACGCAGGTGAGATCGTCCAAGTCGTGACCAAAGTGAAAGCTCTGGTCGACGCGGTTCGGGCGTAAAGAATATGCCAGCGTGGTTGCTCGCACTCCTCAACCCGCTCAACTGGGTGAAGATCGCTTCAGCTATCAAAGTGGTAGCTACGGCGGTCTCCACTCTTTTGAAACAAGTCCAAGATTACTTGCGCAAACGCGAGGCTGAGAAGCGCGCGAAGGCGGTGAAACAAGCCGTTGAAGAAATCAAAAAAGCCGATGAGGTCATGGATGACGAACAAAGACTCAAGGCCAAGGCCGATGCTCTTTGTAAACTGGAAAAGCTTACTGATCCTAGCTCCGATTGCGATGTTGGGTTGTCCGAAAAACCCTGACGCTCCCGACATCACATTCAAAGGTAAGCCGTTTATCACGGATAGCCGTACTGCGAGCATCGTGCGCAAAGAAAACGGTAAACTGCTCAAGATTAGCGCCAGTTCCCCCGCATTCGATAATCGCATCGTTTGGACTCTGGATGAGTACCAGAAGCACCTCGAGGAGCTAAACGCCCTCTCCTGGCAGTGCGAGAAGTGGAAGCCTGGTACACGCTTCACGATCGAAGAGAGCTTCGTGCCACTTGAAGGGGAATACGATGGGGATTTTTAAAAAGGGAACACTTCAGACCACTGCACCTAAAGATGTGCCAGTTGAGAACGTAGCTGAGATCAAAGCGCCGGAACCGGCTGAGCCCAAGTGGCTGACAGTTGCCAGAAAAGAGCTAGGTACAAAAGAGATCGCGGGAGCCAAGCACAACCCCCGCATCATTGAGTACCACGCAGCAACGAAGCTGAAAGCCAAGACAGACGAAGTCGCCTGGTGCTCGAGCTTCGCCAACTGGTGCATGAAAGAAGCCGGCATTCAAGGAACCGAGTCCGCCTGGGCAAGGGATTGGCTTAAGTGGGGTGTGCCGCTCAAAGAGCCGCGCCTTGGCTGCATTGCTGTTTATGAGCGCAACGCCCCAGGGGGAGATAGTCATGTTTGTTTCTGGACGGGGCGTACGGGCAACTACGATTTAGCCATCGGCGGCAATCAAAGTAACGCCGTCACCATATCGCAACAGGCCCGTGGCCGCTTGCTCGGTTACCGCTGGCCGAAGGGAGTCTAAATGGAGACGTTAACCTATGGCCGCAAGAAACCAGAATCCGGCGATGACTCCCTTGGAGTTGGCGGCTGGATGGAGGCTATCGAAGCCAACATCGAGCTTGATGATGCGCACACGCACGATGGCGTCAACTCCCCGCGTATCGATTCCCGCGCCATCAGCGCCTACACCGCGCAAACCGGAACGGGCTGGGCCTCACGCGGTAATGGTCTGTATGAGATCTCGATGTCGATGCCTTCAGGGCTTGATTTTGATGAGTACAACCTTGCGTTTCGCGATGCGAGCGGTAACCCCGTCATGCTCGATTACGAGCGCGTGGATGCATCGAACTTTAAAGTGATCACCAATAACAACACGGTTAACTACACGGTGTTATTTACGTCATGATCGTAACGGAACCGGATACCAAACCATTTGACTTTGCTGAGTTCTCAGGGGGGATCACTGATTACTACCTCGGTGGTCCGTTAAACGCTGCGCGTGTGATGATGAACCTTGAGCTGACGGACACACGCAAGCCGCGCACGCGTGCTGGCATTTTCTGGCATTGGAACGAGCAAATCGATACCAGTGCCGACCGCGTGGGTCTTTTGATGAACCACGATGAGGAGCTGCTCGTTCTCCAGGGGCAGCGCTTGTGGTACTTAGACACGATCCCGACTGAGATCAACGGTCCGAACGGGCCTACGGATGCCGCAATTCCCGATGGTGGTGTCACCGATAACTCTTACTTCTGCTCTACTTTCTGGCGTGGCCACACGTTGGTTACAGGTAACGACCAGTTTAGCCCGCAGATGTTCTACAAAGATGCCTCAAACAACTGGCAAGTGCGCAACCTAGGGTTGCCGGCAGTCGGAGCCGTTTCTGGCGTCTCTTCATCAGTCGGTTCGACCTACTCGTACATTTACGCCTTTTGCTGGAAGTACAGCTACACGGTCGGCGATCAAGTGTTCGAGTCGCGCGGCCCCATGACTCTGCTCACGCAAGAGTCAAACGGCACTATCGGCTCTGCCACGATCACCCTCACGCTTCCTGGCGGTCTACCAACGGTTGAGAACTGGGATGAGTCGTCCATTATTCTTGAGATCTACCGCACGATCAACGGCGGCAAGAATTTCTACCTGGTGCAAACCCAAGGCTCCAGTGCGACGTCGACAACCGACACGATGACCGATGCCACACTTCAGCTTCAACCAGCGGCATATATAAACGGCGGAACTTTAGACTTCGATCCTCCGCCTAAGGCTCGTTTCGTCCATGTTATGGGCGATCTGGCTTACTACGGCTACATCGAAGAGGGAAGCTACACGTACCCGTACCTGCTTCGTCAGTCGACACCAGGGATTGTGGGCGCTGTGCCGGCTTCTTTCAACCTTGAGCTGTCGGATACGATCAAAGGTATTGGGAACTTCAATGATAAGCCCGTCGTGTTTTGCTCCAAACAAGTCTTCCGCATCGAGGGTCAATTCGACCGTTTCGGCAAGGGCTTCATGCGCCAGGTTGAGATCTCGCCATCAGCCGGCTGTGCCTCGCACACCTCGATCGTCAAGACCCCCTACGGTATCTTCTGGTGCGGGCGCGATGGCGTCTACATGACCAACGCCTACACGGTTGAGAAGATCTCTGATCACCTCAACGCGACCTATAAGTCACTGACCGCCAACTCCGCGCGCCAGCTCAATATACAAGGAACTTGGAACCCGGATCTGGAGCAAGTGGTATGGACCGCGTGTCGCGAGAGTGGTTCTAACACCCCTGACATCCTCTTCATCCTGGATCTGCGCTGGGGCTTACGCCTTAAAAGCGAGACTGAGACCCCGGCTACGTTTTACATGTTCGAAGCGCCAAGTTTCGAGCCGACGGCTGTCATGTGGTTTAACCAGCAGCTGCTCTTCGGCACGGACTGGGGTTATGTCATGCAGCTAGATGACAGCAAGCGCTCGGATCTGAAATTTGAAAACTCTGGCGAGCCTGACGATTTCGATCGCCAGGCGATCATCTACGAGCTTGAGACGGTGACCACGAATTTCGGCTCAAACTTCATGCGCAAATGGGTGCCATGGGTGTTCGTTAGCTGCGATAACGAGACCAATCTTTCCCTCCAGATCGTCGACATCACCGACAAGGGCTTTAAAGAAGTCGACTTAAAGCCGATCCGCTTCAGGGGCAATATCACATGGGGCATCACGGATCTCTTTTGGGGTGAGAGCGGTTACCAGTGGCTTCTCCAGGGGATAGTTGAGGAGAAAAGGCGGGTGGCGAAGGGAGCTTTACGGGCAAACCATAAAGCTTTAAGGCTCACCAACGCCAAGGTGGTGCTGTGGTCGACTGAAAGTGGCGGCGGAGATCTTTATGTCGACGCCGATAACGCCACCGCCACCCTCTGGGGCTCGCAGACGTTTTCAAGCTCGTTTCTCGACTGCTGGATCGCGTTCTCAAACGACGGCTATAGCCGCGAGTATTTAATCACGCAAGTCTCCACCAACACGGTCACCTTTGATGATGCGGATTTCCCCGCACCACTCACTGGCACCTATGACTTCGTCGTGCGCGGTATCCCGAAAGACGAGATCTTATCCCTCCAAGGGTTGCAATACTGGTGGAAGCCTGTGTCGCAAACGCAAAAATCCTTCACACGTGCCAGCACCGGGGAGCCTAGCTCATGATCCGCTCTATCCCGTTTGAGCAGATCATGGACCCGGCAGCCCGTGAGGCGTTTCAGATCGTTGAGAGATCTGTCAATGAGGAGCCTTTGATTGCCGGCAGTTTTAAGTTTCTAGAGATCACGTTTACCAAGGCCGGCACGTTTCGCGTCGGACACAGCCTAGGCTTTCGTCCCCTTGATGTGATCCAAACCGCCAAGACAGGTGCGGGCGCGGTCACTTGGAATTACGATAATTTTACGACAACCGACGTGGAACTCACGGTCACCGGAGCGTGCGCTGTGAGGGCCTTTATCGGAGCTTATAGGAGTGAGTGATGGCATGGACGCTATCAGACATTCGCGAGAAGGTTGAATCCGACCTTGATCTCCAAGACGAGCAGTTTATTGATCCAGACGAGTTTAAATCCTACGTCAATGCCGCCATTCGTGAAGCAGAAGCGGAGATCCACAAGCTCAATCTTGAAGATCAGTACTTTCTCTCGCACGCGTTCCTTGCGCTGACCACGGGTGTGGGCGAGTACGCGCTGCCAGAGGACATTTACGCCACCAAGATCCGCTCGATTCAGTACGACCGCGAGGATAAGAGCTATGAGATCTTGCGCTTTAGGGGCAAGAAAGCCTTTGAGGACTTCCTTTACTGGCGCAGGTACGGCACGGAAACGACCGATTACAAGTACATGCTCACCAATGTGAGAGGCGTCGGTCCCCGGATCGCGATTGCACCGAAAAGCTTTGAGACCTCAAGCGAGGTCGTAACGGTCTGGTATATCCGAAACGCGCTCGAGCTAGATGCCGATACCGATGAGTGCGATATCCCGGAGTTCATCAACTTCATTCTCCAGTTCGTTAAAGACGCCTGTAAGAACAAGGAAGTCTTCACTCCTGACGCTCCACCGTCTCCGGCACTCGAAAAGCAGCGTCAACTTATGATCGACACGTTAACCGAGCAAGTACCTGACGGCGAAGCCGGTGCCATTATCCCGGATGTCTCTCACTATGAAGAGTCCACTTAAAACGAGGAAACAAGATGGGTTTATTTGATAAAGTCAATGTTGGATCAGTCTTAGGTGGGACAGCCGGTTTCATGCTTGGCGGACCCTGGGGCGCTGCCGCTGGAGCCTCACTTGGCAACGGCCTTGTCGGCGCAAGCCAGGGCGGCAAAGCCCCGTCTCCTGCGGCAGCGGGGATCACACCTTACTCGCCAACGGGCCAGGCTGTGAAAGCAGGCCAGGTGCCGCAAACGCAGTACATGCAAGGGGAGACTCTGCGGCAACCGATCTCGCAATACGACGAGACGTCAGGGATGCCTCTGATTGCCCCCTACGCCTCCTCCAGGGGGAAAGACGGGGCGCTTTTAGCGCCTTATCAGGTGCAGGCCGGAAACCTAGGTGATGCCAACGCCTGGGGGGATCTCATGCAAGGTAAGGTGCAGATGCAGACAGCACGCGCTGTCGACGACGCACGACAAGCCTCGCAGTCGGCAACACAGAACGCCTGGAGTGATCTCGCCATGCAAGGCGGTCTCTCCTCTGGAGCACGTGAGCGCATCGCCACAAGCGGCGCACGCGATGCCATGATGGGCGCGCAAGACGCACGCGCTCAAGGAAGCTTAAATAGCCTCGAAGCCATGCTGCAAACGGAGAACCTCAACCGGGATGCGTCGAAGTTTAATATCGGAAACCAGTTCCAAGCCTCGCAGATCAACGCCGGCAGTGCGCTTGATGACTTAAAGGGCTTCAACACGCAAAACCAGATCAGCTATCAAGAGCGCATGAAAGACTTCACAGGCTCCAAAATGGCGCAAGCCATGGCCGCAGCGGGTGGAGGCAACGGCGGGGCGAATTCAGGCTGGGGGAAACTTCTCTCCAATCTGACCTTTGGGATACTGTAACTTATAATATAAACAGGAGTGATTTATGTGGCCGATGATTCTCGCCGGAGCTGGTGTCGGGCTCCTGAAAGCCAAAGCTGAGCAAGAGCAAGCCGAGCGCCAGCGCATCGTTGAAATGGCGAAAGCTCGCTGGGGCGCTCTCTCAGGGGGCGTTTACGGTCAGCCGGAGTACGTCAAAGACGCCGACATGCTCGGCTCAGTGCTGGGTGGAGCCTACACGGGCGCAAGCTTCGCTAACGCCAATCCGAGTAAGAAAGCGGTGTCAGGCGGCGGGGCACTGGAAAAACCCGAGCTTGGCGATAGCGCTTTGAAATCCAGTGATCCCTCGGCGGGAGCCCTTGGAGTGGATACGAACCTATCTGGGGCAACCCCAGGGGCTTTCACTGCCAATAAGCTTGAGCATCACTCCGAGCTTGAGATGCCTTCGTTGTACGACAGCGCTTCACGCATGAAGAAAATGAACCGCTACGGGCGGCTTGGAGGCTACTAAGTGGATGACATTTACAAGACGCTGTTTAAAGCAGCCGAGAAAGCCAAAGCGAGCACGAAGAAAGTGCAGCCGGCAGCAAAGCCCAAGCCCGCTCCTGTGAAAAAAGCAGCAACCCCGGCCCCTGTGATCCCAGGCCCTGAGCCTGTCACCCCGTTCGGGCTTGCAGCCCAGGCTCAAGGGGCCGGGCTTAACTTCGGCGGGATGACTCAGCAAGGTGTCGGCACCAAGAACACGAAAGAAACCGGGCAGAAGAATTTCATTGAAGATAAAACGGGAAACAAAGTCCGGGTTCCTGGTCAATACGCCATCGACCCGCAGACGTTTGCTGACTTGATCGCTCTCCAGGGGGAGGTGGGTCCTTCAGGGCTCGTCAACCAAGATCGCGCGATGAAAGATCTCGAAGAGACCATCGGACGTCTCTCGCAAGCGCCCTTGCGCGAAACAGATCTCAGGCCCCTGGCGGCAGGGCTTGATAACCTTTTTGGGTTTAACTTCTCTAAAACCGCACAAGCTCCCTATCGCCAAGAAGACCGCGATCGGGAAATGGCAGCGGCACAAGCGGATCTTGCCAAACTCTACAATGAGCAGGCTAAAACCCAAGTGGGCACGCTCAACGCGCAGATTCTCGATAGCCCTGGCTTCATTGAGACCACTGGTGGCGGTATCCGGTCCACGACCGATACGCAAGGCACTCAAAACACGCAAACCGCAACGGCTGCGACTCCGGCGCCACGTCGGGGCAGTGGGGCGGCAAAAGAAATCGATACGAGACCCTTTGCCGACAGGCTTCAAAAAGACGGCATCATCGAGATGAAAGGGATCTTGGGTCGGATCAACTCCCACATCCCTGGAGGCATCAATAAG